CACTTACCTCTGGTCGTAAATACTTTGTTCGTATATGAAACCACAATGTAAGTTTCTGATACCAGTCTGGTTTATAGTGCATAACTATTACAAATAGTAAAATTAAAAATAATAATATATTAAGTATTAACATTTATACCTCTTCTAATTTTGTGAAGTTATGTTCTTTTTCAAACTTAATTATGTTAGTAAACTTATCAAATAGAATATCGCCCTTATGTGATATGATAAAGACATTTTCATTTGTCATAGTTCCTAGTATTTTAAAAAAGTCTTCTGTACCAGCACCATCTAAACTACTATCAAATATCTCATCTAGTATTAATAGATTTGTGTTTGTACTGTTTTTCATTTTTGCAATGGCACGCCATGTAAATAGAAGTGCTAAATCTATTCTCATCTTTTCGCCTTCACTAAAACTATTATAACTAAATGTATCTCTGTGTCTACTCTTAACTGTCTCATTAAATTCTTCATCTAATGTAAACGATACAAAAAAGTCCATTGATTGTAGATACTTGTTAATTAACTGATTCATGATAGGAAGATACTTCTTGATAATTTGAGCCCTAGCACCCTTATCTGAAAGTATCTCCCTAAGAACATCAACATAATCCTTTTCTGTTGATAGTTTGTCTAATTCTTCTTTTTGTTTTTTTAATTCTTCTGATAAGTCATTTAACTCTTGTTCTAGTTTATCTGAATCTTGACCATCAGCTGTGCTTAATTCTATATCATCTGAATGTTTTTTAATACCTTCTAGTGATGAATTGATTTTTGCAATACTAATATTCATATCTTGTATCTTTTTAGATACGGCATCCATCTGTGTAATCTGAGATTCTACTTTTGTTATCTCTTGCATGATATCTTGTAGACCAGATTCTAGTTTTGTAATAGTAGTCTTTTCTTCTTCTACTTTTTTAGATTTTAAATCTTTAGGTATATCTTGTGTGCATGTAGGACATTCATCATGTGTTTCAAAAAATGATAAAGTCTCTTTGTGAGTATCTAAATTATTTTGTATTTTAGATTCTAACTTAGATAATTTTTTTGCTTTCTTATCTACTTCAGGTTTAAACTTCATAATTTCTTGTTGTTTTGCTATATCTTCGTTCAATTGTTGTAAATCTTGTCTATATTGTCTATCTGCCTCTTGATTTTGTTCTATTTTTGAACGATAGCTCGCCTCGGCGTCTCCAATGCGTGTTTTTAGAGACTTTAAATGTTCCCCTTGTAATGCTACCTTTTGTTCAATTAAATCGCAAGAATGTCGTAAATCCGAGACGCTTTTTCCCAAATCTCTCTGTTTATCTCTTAAATTGTAGTCCATAAGAGTAAAAACTCTCACATCAAGTATTTCTTCGACAGCTTCACGCCTGTATCTAGATTTCATCTTCATAAATGGTTCGTATGATGAGGAACCTAATAATACTACTTGAATGAAAGAACGATAATTCAGTTTCATGATATTTCTTTCTAGATATTTTTGATAATCTATTGTAGAGGCATCCTGATTTACTAACTCACCATCTTTGTAGATTTCAAACTTATTAGGTTTTACACTTCGTATAACTTTATAGTTTTTTGTACCTACTGAAAATTCTATCTCTACTACACAATCACTATCATTAATAGTATTCACCATCTGTTCTTTCTTGATAATTCTAAATGGTTTATTAAATAATACAAAACATAGAGCGTCTAGTAGTGTAGATTTACCTGAACCATTTTTGCCTATAATCAAATTTGTTGGGTGTCTGTCTAAATTAATCTTTATAGGTGTATTACCTGTTGATAAGAAGTTTTGCCATGATATAGATTTAAAATGTATCACTCTAGAGCCTCTTTGTATAGTTTATTGATAAAGTCTTTTAATTGTTGTCTATCTAAGTCTGTGTCTATCTGTTCAATATAATTACCTAAGAATGTTAGAGTATCTTCACCTTGGTCTAATATATCTTCTCTAACTGAAGCTGTGATATCAGACTGGTCTTCATCTATAATATTAATCTCATGTAAGTCTATTTCAGTATGTAAACGATTTATAAACTTATCAAACATTTCTTCTTTACTTTTATTGACTACAAATAACTTAACAAATGTCTTATCATATTCTGATATATCTAACTCTTTATAGTTTGTTTTCTTGTCATCATAATATATCTTCTTAAATATAGAAAGAGGGTTAGGTATTCTTTCTAACTCTCTAGTCTCTGTATCAAATATATGAAACCCTTTAGGACATTCATAATCATTCCAAGTTATCTGATACTGTGTGCCACAATAAAATATCTGACCATCATCTGACTTCTTGTGAAAATGACCAGAGATAACTTTTTCAAATCTTTTAAATATATTCTTTTCTAGACCATGTTCATTAAAATGACCTTTATGCATTTCAAATCCTTTGACTACTAAATGACCCATGCATACTTGTGCCTTTGATTCTGATATTATTTTTAGAGATTCTTCTTCTATATCATCACATATCCATGGCACTAATAATATAGGCAGTCTACCAAATGTAACTGTTGTAGGTTTCTCATATATCCAAGGTTCTATCTTGCCATCAAATGTAGTAATTAATTGTTGCATTGCATTAACACTATTAGTATTCTTATAATAAGTGTCATGATTGCCTAAGATAATATGAGTATCAATTCTCATATCGTAAAGTCTTTTCCAAAACTTCTCTTGAAAGTTATGTGCGATATTGTAGTTAATAAATTTTCTTCTATCTACTACATCACCTAAGTGAATTAGATGTCTTATATTATTTTCCTTGATATACGGAAAAAACAATTCATCATAAAATCTATTCTGATACTCCATAAAATGTGGACTATCATTACGACACCCAAAGTGAGTATCGTTCAGTAGGGCTATTTTCATAATATTATTCTATAAATTTATCTAGTTTTCCTTTTCGTTTTCTAGTAGTTTTCTTTTTGACAACAGGTACATCTTCAGTACCAGCATTTCTCTGTAAGAACTCACTAAACTGATTTCTGAAGTGTCTATCTTCACCTTCGTTTAGTGTCATATCATCATAGTTTCCTTCCATGATTAGTCTGTTTTTTATTGTTGTTTGTTTCTTTTCTTTTTGTATTCTTCGTATAAATGCATAGTATATTATTTGTGTAAAGTATGCGAAAGGATTATTTGATTTCTCAGGATTGAAATTGTCAAGATATTGTAAACAATTTTCTATGCCATCAGATATCATATCATCTCTAAATGTATAGTTTATAAAGTTAGGTCTGTATGATAGATGATTTGCAATTTTTAGAAAACACTCACCAATATAGTTTGAAACAGGTGGTTTTTCTTCACCTGATTCTTCTGCTTCAACACAAAGTTTTTTGTATTCGGTCATAGCCGCCAAAAACTCTTTGTTGTTTACATAATGTTCTTTTTTCTTTTCTGATTTCATGTTATACATTATATACCATTACACAAAGAATGTCAATGCTGGTTTGATTTTATTAGTCTAATAAATGTATTTATCCATAGATATGGAAAGGGTATATACCACTCTCCTGGATTGTCATGATGATGTTTATGTTGTCCATCAAAAAATAAAAGTGTAACCCATGAGTTATTTTTTAACTTGTCTGGATAATGCCCTGCTGTATTTACAATTCCACCACCTATAATACAACACATTGCAGGAAATATATATAATGCATAAACTAAAATAGGACTTATCATCAATAATATAGAGAAGTGTAATGCATGTATTTTAAAATAATGTTTATGTATGAATATATGTTCTTTGTCTCTAAGTAAGTCTTTTGCATATATCATACTTTTTTTATTTTCTTCTTTTGCAAAGAAATAACCAAAGAATACTTTTAAAAAACCCATATGTTTAGGTGAATGTGGGTCTTCTTTTTCATCTGAATATCTATGATGTTTTATGTGTGCAGATTTATATAATATAGTAGAACCCATTCCTACTATAGTAGATATATACATTAAAAAGTAATGCCAAAATTTATTTGTTTTAAATGCCTTGTGTGTTATGTATCTGTGTAATGCAATAGGTTGACCTATACCACCCAATAAATGTCCTAATAATAAACAAATTAACCATTGTTCTAATGTTAGAAAAAAGAAACTAGATATTAAACCTACCCATAATAAAGCCCACAGTATTCTCATTTTTTTAATCATTTTTTTATTAATAAAATCACATAATATGTTACATCAATTTCATACCACTTAACAGCATTGTTCATAGCAGAGGGATTTGCATGATGATTATTATGTAGTGTTGCACAGCTCACTGGAAATATGTTAATATTAACTGAATTATCATTAGTATCAAAGTTTCTATATCCCCAACCCAGAGTATGACATAATACATTAATAAAACTAGTTATATGAAAACAAAATGTAGCAGGTATTAATATCATACAAAGTGTATAAAATGGACTAATTATAAAACAGGGTATTACAAATAGATAGTATATTTTAAAAAAATTTTCATACTGTATTCTATAATGTTTATTCTTTAGTAATCTTTTTACTGTGTGTCCACTTATCATACTATTTTTATATGTATTCCACCAAAACCATGTTTTCCAACCATTACTTGCTGGGTGTGAATCGCCTTTTTTATCAGGATATCTGTGATGAGTAATATGATTTGGCACCCATACTAATGCTGGCGGTTGTAATAAAAGTGTTGAACAATATAATAAAAATATTTCTGCTTTTTTATTTAACTCAAATACTCTATGAGTACAATATCTATGTACAAAAGCTTCTAATAATACCACAGCAAAAAAGAATGTAGAAGCAATTATTATAAAATAATCTAAAATTGCAAAGGTGCCCCAATAATAATAAATGCCTACAATTGTTGTAAGTTGCATAACTAATTGTGATAGTAATAATTTAGACTGTTGATTAAACATTTAACCTCTACTCACTAAAAATAGTTTTTCTATAAACCATGCAGGTGGGTCTAATTCCCACCACTTATGTCCGTGTCTGTAATCTTTAGATATTGTATGATGATAATTATGCCAACCTTCACCCCAGCTAATTAGTGAAGTTAGCGGACTATTAACAGCAGTACAATCTTTTCTAGGCGTAATAACAAGATACCCAAAATGTTTAGAATGAGGTATAACACCAAAGGCGCCGGCTGCAAAATATACACAAGCTGCAGGAAAACTAAATGCAAATATACCTAACATTGGGTCTATCGCATATAAAATACCAATGTAAGTAAACAATAGTTTCCAATAATGTCTTGTAATAAACATATAGTCTTTATCTTTTAATATATCTTTTACCATTGTTTTAGGTACAGTTATAGGGTCATATAAAGTAAGCCATGCTCTAACATAACCTATTCTATCTGGCGATTGGTTGTCATCTACAGGATGTCCAGCATATCTATGATGATATCTATGTTGTGCAGTCCATGATAGTGGACTACCAAATGCAGGTATTATTGTTAAGTATTTTAATATCTTTTCTCTTATTGCACCTGTTTTAAAACTTCTGTGGCACATAAATCTGTGTATTGCAATGTTTGTGCCAAATATATTTACAAATGCCCATGCGATTAAACCATATATGATATACTCTGGAAAGTAAATACATCCTAGTATAGCAATAATAGTATTAATTAACGCCAATAATTGTATTAATCTTGCATGTTTCATTTAGTCCACCCTAGTTTATTTATAACCCAAACGCATGGGTCAAACCAACAATGTTTTAGTTGTGGTTCAATGTGGTGTTGTTTATGAAATGATTCAGAAAATGCAACAGGATACATATACGGAACATCTCTAACTTCACCTATATGACACATAATTCCTGTTACTGTCATTACCCAAAATGTAGTCATGCCTACGGCAGTTGCCCATGATAAAAACCATTCAATAGGTAATATCATAAACAAGATTATATTAAACAAGTATGCTAAGACTGTTTCATTTTTTGTTAACCACATTTGCCATTTGTTTTTTAATCTCTTAGACGCTAACTTTATACTACCTTCGTGTTCATGTGTTCTAAAAATAATTCTAAACCAATTGACATGTTTAGGACTGTGTGGGTCTTTTTCTGTATCTGAGTTTTTGTGATGATTATGGTGCCATGCACAATATGATATTGGCGTACCTATCAATGCAGTTAGTGATACTACACTCATGATGTTTTGAAACCATACAGGTGGATTCCATAAGTCATGTGTTGCCCACCTGTGAGTAAACATACTCATTACAAATTCTAATAAAAACCAAAACAAAATATATGTAAATAACAATTGTGTCCACGATAAGACCACAAAAGAATATAATGCTAATGTAAAGTAAAATATGTATAAAATACTATGTGCAAATTTCATTTTCAACCATCCTTGACAAATCCTGTTTTTTATGTTATTTTAGCTGTGTTACCTCCCGAGGGTTCAGAGTAGCTAGTGTTTAGTAGTATCATCAAGGTTATCAAAGATTTCATTTAACTTCTCATTCATTTCATCAGATACTCTTTCTCTTTCATATGATTCTTGATTGTGTTCGGTCTCTATACTTGCCCTTTCATAACCAGAAGAAACAGACAAATATGAATTTACCATAGCGGTGCCAGCTGATGTGATAGTCATTATCTTATCTTTAGGTATAGAGATAATAGTATCATCAGAGTATGAAGTCCACTTTATTAATGCAACATAATCTTTAAGACCATTTGCTTCTACAGCAGGTATATATCTTACTTGTAAAGGTTTATCTACTTTAACAAGCGGAGATTTTTCATCTAATAAGTGTGTAGGTATCGTACATACGATATCATCGCCATTAATAAGTTTTATAATCTTTATTGCTTCCATGATTCTCTCCTATAACTCGACATTATGAATGTCATAGTTAAATCCTTCTTCGTTGTAAATATTTATCCTTTCTCTAAAGTGTGAAAGGGTATAATTTTC